AACGGAACAGCTGTCGCCGGTATTCAAGAAAAGAGTGACAAGACACTTTCTCACATTCAAAGAGAACAACTAAACAGCTATAAATTATATAAGAAAATTTGGGTTTTAGACAGCCAGTGGCTGGATTCGGCTAGCTATAATAAAACAAAACGTCTCTTAGATAACGGAGAAACTGTTTTTATATGGCCTGAAAAAATTGGCAAACAGTTTAAAGACTTAAATGACGTCTGTATTGCAGCAAAAATTGATGAAGTTTCTCCGCAATTTATTATTAAAAACTCACACGAAGGATTAAAAGCAAAGCTCTTAATGTCGAATATTAGTCATTAGCAGAGGCAAGATATCCCTTAAGTGATTGACCGAGATTACCTAAATCAGCTGCAAGACGTGAAATCTTTTTCTTTTCACTTGTAGCAATCTTTTCAAACATTGTATCACAAGGAGCTGAATGAAGTTGAATCTGCATTGAATCAGATTTTGTATCATTTAAAAATACAATAAAATCATCAATCTTTGCTATCCATTCATTAAGAGTATTAATTTGAGCAATCTTTACGTGATCTACTCTCTTTTGACGCTCAGCAGCCTGAACATTAAAATCATCAGGCTTAGCTGTATCAAGAGTCTGTGCCATTGCTTCCTTATCATTAACAGGAGTTACAGGAGCCTCATCTGGTGTTTGATCATCAGCTTCTAATACAAAATCAAATCTAGATTTAAACAACATATACTATTATTTATACTCCGACGCTATAAATAATCGTAGTGAAAAAGAAAGTTTTATTCGAAGATGCTACAATGGGCTATAATAAATGGGTAAGCGGACAAGCTTCACGTGAGTTTGCCTCCCAGAGAATGAAATTTAAAGATCTTGTAAGTCAAGATTATGATACTGATCAGAGCCCTAATACTGCAAAAGCTGATAATGTTTTACCCTATCAATTAATAAACGCTGCCAATATATTAAGTGAATTAATTAGTAACACAGTTGGTTCCATAAATGCTTTTAAGAATGCATTAGAAGCACCTATTGTTAAAAAGGATAAAAAATTAGAAGAGGAAGTTTCTACTATTATTAGTCATCTAGAGGATTCAATGAGCTGTCTAAAAAATGTAATTCGTACAGTTGGTGAGGATAGTACAGAAATTGCTGATCCTAACGACGATCGTTGATTTTACAAGTTGTTGGTATTATTATATTAATAATGAATATACGGCTTGTTACATCTTTAATTACACTAATAACTGTATCTTTGTTACTTGCGTTTATTTTAACACTTTTAGGTGTAAAGTTTTGGATTGGATTTTTAATAGCTGTTGTACTTCAATTTGTAATTTATAATGGCTATGTCTCAGCCTTAGATGCGTATATAACTTTAAGAAATAAACAACTTGAAAACGAACGTATAAAGGAATTCAGTTATCAAGGACTTGAAGTATTGTGCCCCTGTAGTAAGAAACGTAAAGATTTTGTTCCTATTCGTCTTAATGATGTTAATATGTATAAATGTGGTGACTGTGAGAAGTCAATTTCAGTTTTTATAAATGCCGAAACAGCGTTACAAACAGAACCCATTATTAGTACAGATACTACGACAGCTCTAGCACCTCTTCTTACAAGCATATCCAATGGAAATTCCTGATAGTATCAATACTCTAACTTCTATAACAGGGTCATCAGATCCTTTTAATACAAAATCAGAAGAAGCAACAGTTAAGGTAGATAGTATTGTTGATACTATTAGACATAATGTTCCTATAGCTGATTATTCTGCAGTTGAAGAAGGCAGAGCATATTTTAAAAAAGATATACAATCTGAAAGAAGTATTATTAAAAATTTTTTATCACTGTATGGTGATACATTATCTAAGTCAGTTATTACAAGTACAATTTCTGATGATGTAAAGCCAGTGGTTCAAAGAGCAATATTAGATAATATTAAAAGTATGCAGACTAGCTTGGATGCAATTGGTAGTATCACAGATATTTTAAATAAACAAAAAAATATTCTTGACGTTAAGCGCGTTTCATTCATAATGCTTGGGTATGCAATCGCCATCATCAAAAAAATATATAACAATTAACACAGAAGCAAAATCACACACTATGACAGAGGATGAATATTCTCGTTGGTTGTGTCTTTTAGAAGGAATTGAATTTGTAAGTAAGCGCGTTGAGCAATTAAAAAAGCGTTCAACAGTAGTTGGAGCTGCAGAAGTAGATTGGGTTAAGCCACTTGCTTTTCAAAAATACATTGAGGAGCGTTTTGGATCAATGAAAAGTGATCTTAATGAACTAGAAAAACAGGAAGCTGAAGTAACTATCTAATATGCATTATATTATTGGTACCAGTTTTGTTGTATTAAAGCATACAAATAATTGGGATAGTAAATTCAAAATAAAGGAGCAATATAATATTTTAAGTATTACGGCTATTGAAAACGGTTTAAAATATATATTTGGAAGTCGTAGTGGTCGGGTTGAAATGATATTTGAATCCGGCCGTCAAGCAGATGGTTTTATAGCTTCACATAAAAAAGAAGTTGTACCGGATTACGACACCATCTATCAAAAGAATACTTCTCTTTAATAATAACCGCCGTACACACTACTGTAATCAGTTTGTGAATAATCAAAAATTTGCTTTGAAGCTACATCAGCACTATAATCGTACGGTTTATTAGCTCCTGATGCAGTAGTGCTTTGTGTATCATCGAATACTTGATTATTAACTGCATCACCCTTAATACCTGGTTCAAATGACCATTCAAATCTCTTAGCCTTTAATAACCAAACATAATGACCACCTAAAGGATTTATGGTGGCAGCATCCTCATCGAGACGTTCTGTTATTTCAAAATACTTACCATCTCTACCACCTGGTCGATCGTTACCATATTCAGTAAGTTGAAATACATCACCCGACTTGGGTTCAAGACCATTAAACGTCGCATAGAAAGAACTAATATGAACAAAAGCTGTTACTTCATCCTCCGATAATAGACCATACTTACTAAGCATTAATGCATTTTCATTTAAGTTTAATGCTATAATAAAGGGCAGGGGTGGAGCAAATTGTTGTGTTGGTTGCTCACCATATAGGTTATCAGCTGATAATAGATTAAAAGTATTAACGTAATAATAACACTGTTGACCGTAGAGATTTATTTGCTCACGCCAATAATTTGATTGAATAATACGTTCATTAGAATTATTTGTTTTATTAGTAAAACGTATACATCCATTATCTGTATAGTTTATGGACCCAGGGTAAATTTGAGGGGTCGGATTACCAGTATAAAAATCACAGCTATTAATACTCATTAGATTATTTTTTTAATGTATGGAAATGGACTACGTTTATTAGGATTAGGTAGAAGAATTTCTGGAGGATTTGTACCTCTAAGACGCTTTCCATTTTCATCCATTGTAGCTAAGTTAAATCCATGAGTCATAGCTATCTCTTCAGCAGCTTGTTGAGATACCGGACCATTTGGAACTTTATGTTTACTTTCCTCTTGTTTAGCTTTTGTAACCATTCTAAAAGAATGCTTACCTCCTAAGTTCATTCCTGGTACAGGCTTTTGATCTCTTCTTACACGGCGTTCATATGTACCGTCACCGTTTTTTGGTTTGTAATAATTAACATATAAGCCACGCTGTTCATTAATAAAATCCTTAAAGCTCTTCACACAGATATTTATACAAAATAGGTACAAAAAGAGACCCTAGTCTTTCAACTAGGGTCTTCTAATTTTAATTTTTGATTTACTGTGTTAACTTATTATGACTTACGGAAATCACGAGGTACTACGTTACCGGAATTTGATCCCTTATAGCTACCCTTAGCTGCAGCAAACAAATTCTTACCGAGGCTCTTTGAGACCTTTGAGTCAACTGGTGTTGGCTTAGCTGGAACCTTTTGTGTATCAGCTGTACCACCCTTTCTAAGCTCTGGCTTACCAAATGGCTTACCGCTACCGTCAACCTTGTTGTTAACAGATCCTTCACCCTCTTCACCGTCAACGTCACTTGAAGCATCACCTTTTACGATGTTGCTGTGACCAACTTCCCAAGGATGCTTACCGCCCTTATGGACTGTACCAGGGATCTTAACTTCTTCAAGCTCTGTAGCCTCACCGTAGTGGGACTCGCTATCTTCACCTTCGGCATCTTCACCTTCGGTATCTTCACCGCCGTCTTCATGCTCATCATTAGCTGACTCGTCACCAAGAACTGTCATAAGAACCTCATGGAGCTTCTTAGCCATTTCACGATCAAGAGTAATTGTTACTTCATCACCTTCACCATCAACAGGTAAATCGAGTGCGTTAGCATCATGGGCTTCAATGTTGTCATCACCAGGAATTCCTTCCTCGTTCATAACAGTTTCGTATAGTTTATCAAAAATAGACTTTGTCATAGAATTATTTATACTCTTCTTTTGAATTTTCTTGAACTTTTTAACTTTTTTATTTACGTAAGAGTTATACTCAGGGTTTCTTGCTGTAGTGAACTTATCACCGTCGTATACAGAAAGCTTACCATCCTCATCAACAGCTGCGACAGGATCAGTTTCATGCTTTACAGGAAGCAATGTTTTTGCACCTTCATGATCAGGACCTGAATCTTGTTGTACATAAGCTTTAGTGCCTTTTGATATGGCAGGTACTACCTTTTTATTCTTTTGATAATCAAAGGTACCTTTTCCAATTCCTGGAGCTTGAACTGGAAAACGGCTCTTACCTTCATTAATTATTGATGCCTCATAAAGGTCACCGACTTCGTTAAATATACGGGATTTATTCATCTACTAAGTATTTATGCTCCATGGCTACTAAAAAACAAAAACAACAATTTTACCTAGGTAATGAAAATTTACCGACTCAGGATGCACAGTTTGATTATGAATCAAATCCAGAGTGGGTAGAACATTTAGTTAAATGTAAGCGCAATATACTATACTTTGCTGAAAACTTTTTTTATATTACAAATCTCGATGAAGGTAAAATAAAAATTCAATTACATAACTTTCAAAAACGTATTCTAAGAAGCTTAAGGGATCATCGATTTGTTATAACTCTAGCTTCTCGTCAGATTGGTAAAACTACCATGATGACAATTTACGCTCTCTGGGTTACATGCTTTCAAGATGACCAACGTCTTCTTATTGTTGCTAACAAGGAGCAAACGGCTATTAATATTCTTAAGCGTATTAGAATGGCGTATGAAAAACTACCTAATTACTTAAAACCAGGTGTAATGGAATGGGGTAAGACATCTGTAGTATTTGCCAATGGATCTAGTATTGGTATTAGTACAACGAGTTCAGACGCCGGTCGTGGTGATAGTTGTAATTGTCTTATTTTAGATGAGTTAGCGTTTATTGATAATCATATGGTAGAGGCTTTCTGGGAATCTGTATATCCTATTATTTCATCATCTAAAAAATCAAAGATTTTTGTAGCCAGTACGCCTAATGGTACTAATAACCTATTTTATGACCTCTATCAAGGGGCTACTGAAACAGATCCTGAAAAGCATAATAGATGGCACCCAGAACGTGTAGATTGGTGGGAAGTACCCGGCAGAGATGAGAAGTGGAAGAATGATACTATTAAACAGTTAGGAAGTAGAGAGTCATTTGATCAAGAATATGGTAATGTGTTTGTTCAATCTGGTGAGAGTGCTGTTGATGAAGAGTTTTTTGATAAATTAAAATTAGAATGTCAGGAACCGAAGTTTGTTTTTGATGAAGGACATTATCTTTTGTGGGATGAACCAAATAAAGATAAGCTCTATGTTGCAGGTGTTGACGTTTCTGAGGGATTAGGTGAGGCAGCTTCAGTTATCCAGATATTAGATGTTACTAATTTACAGAATATTGAACAGGTTGCTGTCTATCATAATCGTAATATTAGTCCTTATAATTTTGTGACTAAATTAAATGAAATTTTAGAACATTGGGGTAAACCTCCGGCCTTAGTCGAGCGCAATAATTGTGGAGCTCAAGTAGTAGATCAATTAAGAAATACTCTTGGATATGAAAATTTAGTATCATATGGTGTTAAAGCAGGAGATAAGGTTTTTAATAAAATTGGTATAGTAGCACATACTAATACAAAGTACAAAGGCGTAACTAATATGCGTTATTGGCTCAATGAACTCAATGTAATTCGTATAAAAGATTTAAAAACTCTTGGTGAATTACGTGATTTTGTTAGATATCCTAATGGAACATGGGCTGCTAAACCTGGTTCTGATAATTGGGATGATAGAGTAATGAGTTTAATTTGGGCTCTTATGAGTTTAGAAAATGAAATAACTGAACGTTATTTTGAAATTCTTGAACTTGATGATAATAAACGTCCTCTTAAACTTAAAGCGCTTGATTACGGGATTAAATATTTTGTAAACCCAATATCTGCTTATAATAACGAAAAAGATCAAGATATGATATCACCATTACCAATTATTATGCAAGGAGACCAAGATGATAAAGACAATGGTATTGCTGATCTTGAATCACAAGGTTGGTCATTTCTTAATCAAGGTAGACAAGACGGTTGGCACTTTTTACAATAATATATGGCAAATAATGTAGATTATATTCAGAGTCCGTTTAACTTATCAAGAAAAGATAAGTTTACACTTGTTTTAAATGTACCAACTGCATTAAGGCGTATAAATTCACGTTTTTTAGATGGGGCAGATAATATAAATCTTGATTTATTACAGTTTGCTGTACACGGATCTGTAGTACCAAGTATAAAAGTACCTAGTGCTAGTGTGAGATACGCTGGTCAAACATTTGCACAAACCAGTTATAGCCGTGAGCCATACGATCCACTTACAGTTAACTTTACTGTTGATAATAGATTTTCAAATTACTGGGTAATTTATAAATGGTTAGATTTACTTAATAATGCTAAAACAGGTATATATGATCAAGATAATTTGGTACCTTTTCCTGTTGCACCTGATAATGAATATAAAGCAATTTTATCTATTTTTGCATTAGATGAATACAATAAACGTATTATGGAATTCAAATATACGGATGCTTTTCCTACAAATTTAAATGGTATAGAGTACAATTATAGAGACGCAACGGAGTTAGAATCGAGTTTCACATTTGAATACTCACAACTAATTGTTACGCCATTAAATTGGGCAGAAGGTCTCTAAAATTTAAAAAATAATTTCCAAAAAGTATAAATACTTTATATGGCACTTACACTACAAAGCCCGGGCGTACAGATTAGCGAAGTAGATCTTTCTTTAAGAGCACCTGGCATACCTCCAACAACTATTTTAATCCCTGGTTTCGCTGCCAAGGGCCCTTCATCAGAGCCTATTACAGTTAGTTCTCTTAGTGAATGGGAGCAAATTTTTGGTTTACCGACAAATGCTGCCGAGCGTTACTTCTATCAGACAGCTACTGCAGTATTTCAATCACCAGCTAATGTAGTCGCTTACCGTCTCCCGTACGGTAGTGCAGCTGGTCTTGATTACTCAAGTCAATATAGTGCTCTTGTTTATCCTGTTGTATCTATTATTACTAGTACTACAGGTGTTTTAGCTAATCTTTCAGCTTATAATGCTGGTCTTTCCTCAAATTATATAGTTCCAGGTCTTTCAGCATCATATAATGCTGCATATCCTAATGTTTTACAGAACACCGTTTCAGCACAAACAACTAATTTAAGTAACTCAGCACTTTCAGCAGCTGCCGTTAACTTTTTCTTAGCTCTTACAGGTACATCAGTTACTGTGCCTGTTACATCAGTAAATCTCGGTATTACAAACGGTACGTATTTATTTGGTGCACCAACACACGTTCGTTTAACTCAACAGCAATTCCTTGCTATTCAAAATGGTACTGCATTTACATGGTCTGCTAGTGCTAGTGATCCAAGTACTTCATATGTTGTTTCTAATAGTGGTAACGTTGGTTTATCAGCTAATCCTTCATTAAGTTCAGTATTAGTACAACCACCAACAACAACTTTTAGTCCTGCTGTTCTCTCAGCATTTGGTACTGCTGGTCTTATTATTCTTAATCAATCTCAAAATGCCATTAATACACGTTTTGAAGGTAACTATATTGGTTTAATGGATAATTCAAACCTTTATCCTTCTACACCGTTTAATGACATCAATAATGTTCTTACTATTAATTCATACGCGTCAGCTGTAACACCTGGTAATTTTACAACTGTTCCTTCACAGAGACTTAACTTTCCATTATCTGCCGCAGTCGGTTATGGTACAAATGGTAGTGTTTCACAAGTAATGGAAACAATTCCAACTTTTGATATATCACCATCCAACTTTAACGACACTATTACTCTTGGTTTATTTAAACTTCGTCAATCAGTATTTTCACCAAATACAATTTCCCTTGATTATATTCTATCTGAAGGATATACAGGTTCATTTGATTATTACCGTCAAGTAAATAATTCAACAGGTGGTATTCCAAAATCTTTCTTTATTGGAAATGTTGAAAACAACTCTAAGAATATTCAGGTATTCATTAATCCATATATCTCACAACAATATTCATCAGGTTGGCTCAATCTTTCAGGCTTCCCAAATAAGAATGTTCGCTTATTAAACAACTCACGTCAGTACCCCTTAGCTAGTGATACAATTGGTACTGGTGGATATTCTGGAGCACTTTCAGGTCTCATTACAACATCAAATGATACATTCTATACACGTACAGGCGCTACATCAGCTCAATACGGAAGTGTTTTAAGTGTATTTGGATCAACAGATGCTCTTTATCCATTAGGTGATTATTCAGCTCAAGATCTTTCAGTTAAGACAATTGGTAGTGTACCTACAAAGGTACAGACCATGTTAGGTTATCTTGAGGATCCATCTATCTGGCCGTTATCAATTGTAACTGAAGCTGGATTAGGTACAATCTTCGCTAACTCATTCAATCCAACAACATCTGGTTATTTTGATGATACAATTCCATATCTTGGATCGGATGTTGCTAATCTTACGGCACAAAATCCAACAACACCAGCACCTATTGTAACTAACTACAATTCTGTAGCTCAGAACTTTATTAACTTTGCAGCTAATGTTCGTAAGGATCACCTTTTCATCGCTGATCCTCTTACAAATATCTTCGTAACAGGTCAAGCACCTGGTGTCAAGACATTAGCTAATCCTAATAATAACTTTGCACTTAACCTCTACTGGCCATTACGCAACCAGTTTGCTTCATTCAACAACAGCTATACAGCAGTTTATGCAAATGTTGTACAGGTTTATGACAATGCTTCACAACAACCAGTTTGGGTTCCATTCTCAGGCTTTGCTGCTTCGGCAATGGCTAAGACAGATAGTAACTTCCAGCCTTGGTTTGCTCCAGCAGGATTTACACGCGGTGTTTTAACAGGTGTTCTTGACATCGGTTATAGTCCAAAGCAAAAGGAACGCGATCAGCTTTATACAATCAGTCTTAATCCTGTAGCTTCATTCCCTAATGAAGGATATGTAATCTACGGTCAAAAGACATCATTAAAGCAACCAAGTGCTTTCGATCGTATTAACGTTCGTAGATTGTTCTTGACTCTTGAAGTACAGACAAATAATGTTGCTCAGTTCTTCGTATTTGAGCCAAATACGCTCTTCACACGCACACGCCTTGTAAATACAATCACTCCTATCTTTGATTATGCAAAGAATACACAAGGGTTGTATGATTACTTGATTGTTTGCGATGAGCGTAATAATACACCATCAGTTATTGATCAAAATGAGTTAATTGTTGATATCTACCTCAAGCCGGTCAGAACAGCAGAGTTCATCTTAGTTAACTTCTACGCAACTCAGACGAGTGCTAACTTCAATGAGATCGTAGCCTAAAAAGAACAACTAACGAATAAATAATTACACCTTATGTCACAAACAGCACAAACAATCCAAGGGTTTTACCAGCAGGCGACAAACTTTAATTTTTCGCGTGACTTTAACTTCCGTATTCTCGAAATAACCAGTGATGGTGCCGCAGCTTATACAATGTCCGACGGTGGATTATTAGTGTATGCAAAGTCAGCAGCTTTACCGGCTCGTGAAATTACTAACGTTTCAGTTCCATACATGGGATTAAATTTCAACCTTCCTGGTAATGCTATCTACCCAGATGGTACAGGTTATTCTATTACATTCTACGCCGATCAAGCTTCTGGCATTCGTCAATTGTTTGAGGATTGGTCACGCTGGGTATTTGATGATCAGTCAAGTACAGGTCAATATAATACACCTAGTAAGAACGCTACTATTACTCTTGCTCAGCTTGATAATCAAAATAATGTTGTTGCTACATACGTTCTTTACGGTGTAACACCACGTAACGTTGGACCCATTGCGTATACAATGGCAGCCGGTACAGGACAGACAGTAGAATTTACTGTTACTCTTGCTTACCACTACTTTGTACGTACCTCACCTCTTGGTGGTCAAGTAGCAGGTAGTCAGATCGGTGTACCACTCGCAATAGCTCCAGGTCAAAGTCACCTCTAATATCTTACAAGCCTAAATAATTAGGTGAGTATTAATAATCCGCTTAATTCTGCCATAGCAGGTATAGCAGCGGCTGCTCCAGCAGCCGCTTTAGTGACACAGAGTTTTATTGGACCAAATGCTGGTGCTGGTTATTCATCAGCTGGTGGTGTATTTCCGCGTGATGTATTTTTAAATCAAATTACCACGGTATGGAATACAGCTATTCCAATGTCAACTCAATGGGTTGTACTTATTGATAGGTTTCCAGCAAGTCTTTCTACTCAAGTTTTACAAGGTTTAGAGCGTACTGATGGTGATAAGAATGGTTTTGATATTGATGCAGCTAAAAACATACTTACTAATTACGATAATCAGCAATTAGTGGGATGTTGGTTCGCTCATGAAGTTACTTTACCACCTGAACAATTTAGTGTAGAGAGCGCTTCGGTTGCTAATAATCGTGGGTTTTTACCAGGTGTATTAGGAGGTAATAGAACAGCGGAAGCACCGTCATTAAACATATCATTCAAGGAAACAACAACATCATTTATTGACTTTGTTATTAGACCATGGGTAATTTTAGGTGCTCATTTTGGTATGGTAGCACGTCCTGGTGATATACCTGGTGGTGTTGATCCTAAAAATATAAAAGTTACAATGAGGGTATTGGAATATACTAGATCAAACGCTGGTATTTCAATGTTACCCAGAAAATCATGGGTATTTCATAACTGTGTTCCTTATAATGTATCTGAACAGACATTAGATTACGAAACTGAAAAATTACAAACCTATCGCACCCTCTGGACTTATTCAAACTATACTGTTGGAACACCTGTTAATTTAAACGATATAGCTAATCTTTTAAGTACAGCGAGACCCTTTACACCTCACAGATTGTAATCTTGCATTTAGTACATTATATTGTACTATAATAGTATGTCAACGTTTTTATATTCTGTAAATTTACCTATTTCTAAAAGAACGGTATATTTAACAGAATTATCTTTTGTTGAACTGAAGGAATTAGTAAAAAATATTGCTAATACCAATAACGATATTATTTTAACAGCGTTCAATGATATACTAACTAAACATTGTACCGAAGATATTAGTAATATTACTATAATAGATAAGCTTTATATCTTATTAACTATACGAGCAGTCTGTATCTCACCTACTTTAGAGTTACTAATAAATTGTCCTATAACAAAACAGCAATTTAACGGTATAATGAATATTGATGATATATTAACTGTACTAAAAGCTGAGCATCCAGAAGATATAACCGTTTCATATGAAAAGAAATTAAATATAACATACGGTCTACCAACATCCTTATATATTAATCGTGATATTATAGATGCTTCAGAGACTGTTGTAAACTGTATATCCCTTAATGGAGATCCTTTTTACGGCATTACAGCCGAAATGATAAACAAACTACCTGCCGTTGTTTTAAACGACATTCAGACACATGCTAATAGAATATTTGACTACCTGAATAAGCTTGAATTAATAAACGTAAAATCACCGTATTCATCCGATGAGGGTAGTGATACAATAATAACAGCAAATGTGTTTAATAACTCAGTTATTGAATTTTTAAAACTCTGCTTTAATAGGGATTTAATGTACTTTTATAAAATTGAGTACTTCTTGATGAAACAATTTCGTATGACTTATGAGCATATGACAAAACTTACCCCGGTTGAAATTGATGTTTATATTAATCTGTTTAAGGAGGAACAGGCTGAACAAGAAAAAGCTGAAAAACAATCTAACAATGCTAGTAATACGCCGAATATAGGAAATTCAGCGCAAAGATAGTGGCATAACAGGAATTTCTACATAAATTTATATAGCATATGACTAATACAGTTCCTGATATTCTTAAGCAATTAGATGATCTTAACAAACAATCTGGTATTGATATTTTTGTCCCTTCCTTACAGCGTACAGTTAAATTTAAAGCATTAAATCTCCGTCAACAAAAAGAACTCTTAAAGTCCTCTATTGAAGAAACCCTTACAAAACTTACGTTTATTACAAGTTTTTATAATATCATTCAGGAAAATATTCTTGAAACATTAAATGTAAATCAATTGTATATTTTTGATCGTATTGCAATTGCCTTGGCATTAAGGACAGCTAGCTTAGATACAAAGTATACCTTAGGTGACGATGTATATGACCTTACTGATGTTGTAGCTTTGATTCCAAAAGTAGCTATAGATCCGACCGTAATTAACGGTAGTATAGAGTTTCAAAATTTAACAGTTGAGCTTGAAGTTCCTCGTTTAAATGTAGATAAAGAAATTAGTAATGCTGTATTAACGAAGTTTAAAGCTGCAAAGACAGAAGATGTAAAAACAGTTGTTAGTGAACTTTTTATTCATGAAGTTCTAAAGTATATTAGATCTGTAACTTTTAAAACAGAAGGGGAAACAAGTACAGTTGATTTTACGACATTAAAGATTGATAGTAAATTATCAATAGCTGAAAAATTTCCAACAACACTTACAAATCAAATTCTTGAATTTATTAAGAAATACCGCGATTTTGAGAATCAGTATACTAAAGTCGGCGATTCAAATATTGAAATAGACGGTAGCTTTTTCGCGATTTAACATTAGAGATTAAATATCTTCAATGGAAGGTACTATCTCTATTGCAGATCTAAAGGCAGCATTTGGTAATTTTGATGCCGTATCAATGAATCAAACAAAGATTCTTGATAGAATTTTAGGAATTATTAGTGGTGAAGTTCCTCTTCAATCAAATCCTAAGACCAATAGTCTTGTAGATCAAATTGGTCCTGAGAGTAAGTCAAATCAAGATAAAAGAAAAGCCGATAATAAGGGTAATAAGGAAACTGAAAATAAGAAAGATACAGATGATAAAAAGACATCAAAGAACCCTATTTCTAATATTGCAGCTACCATAAAGAGTAGCTTAAGTGACAGCGTTTTTAAAAAAATAACACCTGTTAAAAGTGACCGTAAAGTAGAAGAAGCAGATAAACCAAAACCTAAGCAAAGTTTAATAACCAGTGTTATTGAAAAAATTAAACCAAAAAAAGAAGAAACTGTTAATAAAAAAATTGAAACAAAAACACCGTTTGCTCGTGAAGAAGTTAATATTGATCTACCTCCAAAGACAAAAGTAACACTTGAGGATATTTTAGAAACAGAGAATATAAAAGCTTTTGATAGATGGAAACCGTATCTTGAAATAATTACTGGATCTGTTAAAGACAAAAAAGATAAGAAGAATAAAAAAGATGATAAGGATAGTCTACTTAAAGAAATATTTCCAATGGCTGCTAAGCTTCTTGGACCCGTTCTCGGTGCATTAGGTACTATGTTTCTTGGAGCAGGTGCAGCTATTGGAAGTGTAGCATTACTGTTTAACGGCTTAATGGATTCAGGTCCCTTTAAAGGATTAAAAAAACTTCTTGGACGTGGCGGTCTAGCTGTTGGTCTTTCTTTAATTAAAAAAGGTGCTGTAAAATTTGTAACTACAGTTAAGAATTTTGCTAAAATGTTTTTTGATCCAAAAAAAGTTGAAGCTGTCGGTAAATTATTAGGCATGAAGGCAAAATCATTAGGTAAGAGTCTTCTTGAATTACCTGGAAAGCTTTTTGGTAAAATTTTTAATTCATTTAAAGGTATTTTTGGTGGTGTTACTAAAGCAGCTGCAGGGACTGCAGCTAAGGCGGGTGGTAAGGGAATATTAGGAAGACTTG